TACGCTGAAGGGTGGATAAATCTACGTGACGCGAGACAAGAAGCAGAAGAGCTAAAAAACCAAAACTGGTTAAATATGTAATATGCAACAATCGTTTTTAAATAAGAATCGAAATGATAAGTTCAAGATGGTTTTCCAGCTACCTCCTGCACTAAAGAAGATTAATACTGTATCAGAAAGATCGACAAATAACGTCATTCAAGATTCAATGCAATTTGCTATCTACGGCACTGTAATACCTCAAATTACCGTACCAGCATTAGATATAAGATATAGTGGTAATACTTTATACAACTCATCACACAGCAAAAATCCATACCCACCTTCAACAGTAAAGTTTACAATTGATAATAATTATAACAACTATTGGGTGATCTATAAATGGTTAGACTTGTTGCATAACGAAGTGACAGGTACATTTGATGCGTTAAATTTAATCGAAAATAATACTTTTGCTGATTATCAAACAGATATTACAGTGTATGGGGTCGATGAATTCGATAACAATAAAATAAAGTTTGTATATAAGAAGGCATTTCCGACAGATATCGGAAGTATCAATTTTAATTATAGAGATTCGAAAGAAATTGAATCTTCTTTCACTTTTGTATATTCACAGTTGCATGTTACTCTACTAGATTGATAATTTTACGAAGGATTGCTATAAATAATATGTATGGCAATAAGAACAATTAACTCTCCAGGTGTTGAGATTAGAGAACGAGATCTCTCACTTAGAGTACCAACCCCAGCTGGTACAACAGTCTATATTACTGGGTATGCTGATCAAGGTCCAACTGATGAAACTGTAAGTATTTCAAGTATAGGTGAATTTGAGCAAATTTTCGGTTTACCTCGTACTCCAGCAGAACGATATTTTTATCACTCTGTAAAGGCTACTTTAAACTCAACAGCAAATATCATTGTAAACAGAATTCCTTACGGCTCTGGAAGCGGTGAAGGATTCGGTTCTCTTTACTCAGTATTAGGTTATCCTGTATCTGCTGTTGGTTTAACAACCTTAGATACAGTAAGCGGTACATACCTTATCGGTCGTCCAACACAATTTAATATTACTGAACAACAATATCTCGACTTAGTCGATGGTACGTTATTTTCTACTTGGGCAACTACACCAGGTACAAGTTTTAATGGATTAAATACCCTATCTGCTGCCGGTATAATTGTTATCAATAAAGCACAGACAGTAATTGATGGCGGTTATCAAGGATATTACTTAGGTTTAGCTGATAATACTAATATAAACCCAGCAAGCGCTTACGATGCTATAAGAGCAGTAAATTCTGTATCTGTATCTGCTGCTTTAACAGGATTAACAGCCTTTACACCAGTACCATCGACTCGTTTTGACTTTGCAGTATCTGCAACGCCTGCATTTGGTACAAATCCATCAAGAAACTCTCTATCTCAGATTATGGAAGAGAGCATAACTAACTACGATATCAGCTCTCGTACCTTTGATGATACTCTGAATCTTGGTGTATTTAAACTTAAGCAATCTGTATTTGCTAACGATGCAACAACGCTTTCATACGCGCTTGAAGAAGGTTACAATGGATCTATCGGATATTTTAGACAGATTAATAGTGAAAATGGCGGTACAGCTGTCAACTTCTTCTTAGAAAATGTAGAAAACGATTCACGTAACATATCAATACTAGTTAACCCGTATGTATCTGACTATTTCCGTGGTCTTAACCTCAATTCAGATGGTACACCAGCTAAGAAAGTAAGAGTTATTTCAAAGCAATTGGAAACATTACTAACAACAAATGCTACAGCAAGTACTTATGTTGGATGTACATTAGCGCAATTGTCTGCAGTACGTGATAGTATCGGTTACGCTGATGAATTATTCCCGATAGGTGCTTACGGTGAAACAAAAATTCGAACCAAACTAGTTGGTAATCTACCTGAAAAGATTGATCGTGCTCTAGAAAGAATACGAAACGATGAAGTCTTTAACATTGATGTTATTGCTGAAGCAGGTCTCGGCACTATATGGACTTCTGTTTGCGCTAACTCTGCACTCGGTGGTTATTTCGACGATACTAAATCAGCTCCAGCAATTGATGCGTTAAGAACAACAGCAGATCTTACAAATACCGCTGCGAGAGACTACTACACAACAATCTTTAATAAGTTTGCTACATTCTGCGGACCTTTAAAGGATGGAGGTAGAGGGGATGTAATGTTTGTCGCTGATCCAATTAGACAAATTCTAGTACAGGGTAAGGATCGTAAGGTTATTGAAATGCCCGGTACTAATTTCTCAAGAGACATTTACTGGGCATTACGTCACCAGTTTGAAAATGCGAATACATCATACGCAGCACTTTACCCGAATTATATCAAATCATATGATAATTCAAGCGGCTTGTATATCTACAATCCACCATCTGGTTATGTAGCTGCTAAAATGGCATCAACAGACTCTGAACAAGGTCCTTGGACAGCGCCTGCTGGATTTAATAGAGGTATACTAACTGATGCACTTGATATTGCCTTTTCACCTAACCAAAGACAGCGTGATGAGTTATATCGTATTAATATGAATCCTATCACACGTTATCCTGATCAAGGTATTGTGATTGTCGGTCAAAAGACCTTGCTTAAGAAGCCAAGTGCATTTGATAGAATTAACGTTAGACGTAACTTCTTATATCTTGAGAAGATTACAAAGTCAGTAATGAAGTTCTTCTTATTCGAGAATAACACATTATTTACACGTACAAGAGTTACTAACACATTAGTGCCATTCTTTGAAAATGTAAAGACTTCACAAGGTCTTTATGACTACTTAATTGTGTGTGATGAGCGTAATAACACACCAGAGGTTATCGACAATAACGAGTTAGTTGTTGATATATACCTTAAGCCAGTTAAGTCTGCAGAGTTTATTCTTGTTAACTTCTACGCAACAAGAACAGATACTAACTTCCAAGAGCTTGTTGGTGGCTGATTTTAATAGAGCGGCGGTATTTTTTACCGCCGCTCTATAACATCTAATTAAATAATATTATGCCTGTAAATCAAAACATACAAAATTTCTATAAAGTAGCTGCTGCAAAAGATTTCTCAAGAGATTTCCTTTTCAGAGTAGTTGAGTTAAACATCGCTGGTGTACCGGCAATGACAGAAGATCAACTTATATACGCGAAAGGTGGCGCAATACCAGGTAGACAGATTACAAACATAGCAGCACCTTATATGGGGCTTAATCTTAACGTACCTGGTGGTGTTACATATCCTGGATCTGAAGGGTACAATCTAATCTTTTACTTAGATAGTCAGAGTGAATTACGAACATTTTTCGAAGCTGCTTCAAGAAATCTATTCGATGATCTTACATCTACAGGTGCATATGGAACTCCAGATGGTACAAATTATATTATTCTTTCACAGCTTGATAAAGACTTGAATCCAATATCCACATATAAGCTTATCGGTGCTTCTATTAGAAACATTGGCAACATAGCTTATAATATTTCCGGTGGTACAGGTTCTACAGTAGAAGTTACAGCTACAATAGCTTATCACTTCTATATCGATCCGCGTAATGCATAATAAATAATAGTAATGGCTAATCCTTTACCATTACGTATACAGCTTCAGAACAAATGGCGGAATGATCTTCCGCTTAAGTTCTTATGGACATTACACTTTTTTCCACGATCTGCTGGGATTAATCAGAACTCCTCAATGGCTGGAGTCGGTCAAAATATTGCTAATATTATTAGCAGATATGAAGGTAATAATAAATGGCCTTTAGATATTGATATCTTCGAGCAACAATCCGATCCAGCTAATACATACGGCTATATGTTTGCGCATTCTGTTGGATTTTCAAATGATGCATATGATATTACTTCACCTTCGTTTGGAACTACAGGTGGCTTATTACCTGGTAACGTGAGCGGTAATCGTGGTGTATATGGTAGTAGTAATGGTCTAAATATTACTTTTTTAGAAACAAATATAGATGTTATCGATAGTTTTATTAGACCGTGGATTATAGCTGGTTCACATAAAGGTCTTATAGAAGATAATAAAGAAGATATTAAATGTAACGTTCTTATAAACTACTTTACACGTGATAAAAATCAAATTAACGGTGGTATAATAACGCCTGAGACAGTTGTTAATTTTCAAAGACGTAAAAGCTTTGTTTTTGAAGACGTTATACCAAATCAAGTAAGAGGTGATAGTGTGAGTTATGGTGGCTTAGAGTATAGCGAGCTACAAAAAACAGTAACGTTTGCGTATAATAAGTATTATACAGTGCCAATTTATGACTAACTTTAATGTTCATATTAATTTACCTAGTGGTAAATCTATTAATGTTCAAGAATTATCAAATAAAAGCTTTTTAATATTGCTTAAGTTCTGTGAAAACAATGACTTACGTGGATTAAATCAATGTTTTAACGAGTTATTCGATCAAACTTATCTTAGTTTAAACATAATAGATAAGTTTTATACTCTATTAGCATATAGAATGTTGTTTATAGATCCGGAGATAACATTTAAGTTTGATAACAATCAAATTAATATTAATATCGCTGA